TCAGCTGCCGCTGACGTCCACCGTCTTGAAGGCCTGCGGCCGGTACACGGCCAGCGCCAGGCGCTCCTCGCAGCGGATCGCGGTCTTGTTGTGCTGGAAGAAGTCAGCATGCGAGTTGCTGGCTTCCACCGACAGACCGCCCTTGCGGAAGATCTGCGACGCCGCAGCGAAGGCGCCAACCAGGGCGGTGCCCTGCTCGATCGCCTGCGTCACGACCACCGGCTTGCCCCAGATCCGGGGCGACTGCTCGCCCTGGAAGGGGTTGCTGCCGATGTAGCGGCCCTGCTGATCCTTCAGCGTGGCCACGCCTTCCCAGTCCAGCGGGTTCATCACGACCGCGTCAGCCTCCAAGAAGGCCATGCGGATCGCGGTGATGCCCGACAGGATCTCGTCGGCCGCGTTCGCGAAGTCGGCGCCCGAGGAGGGGGCCGCATCCACGTTGTCGCGGTTCAGGATGCCGACGATCTCATCGCCGCCGTTGCCGGAGAGCAGCTGGCGCTCCTCCTCCTGGCGGACGAACAGCGACAGACGGCCGTTGACGTAGCTCTGGAGAGCAGCGACGTCCTCGATCATCTCGTCGGTCACCGGCAGGAACGTGGCCAGCTTCTTGACCGGCTCGTCCACTGCATCGAACTCCAGCGCGGACTCCGGCTTGCTGCCCGACTCGGCGACACCGGCGGCACCATTGGTGGCGACGGTCTCAACCAGGTAGCGCACCAGGCTGGAGTTGGTCTGGCCGGACGCCATGAGGCTGGCGACGGTCAGCGGCTGGAACAGCGTGGGCAGGATGCCCGGCTGCACGTCGGGCTGAATCAGCCCGGTGGCGTCGGAGCCGACGGCCGTGGAGTCGAGGAGCGCCTTGCCCTCCATCTCCACCGCACCGCTCGACCAGCGCCCGCTCAGGCCACCGGCCAGCATGGCCTTGTAGCCCTCGGACTCCACCAGCGCCTCGCCGATGGACTTGGCCCGCCGCCGCGTGTCCTCGCGCGGGGCGTCGATGACCTCGGTGATCTCGTTGCCGAGAGCCTTGATCTGGTCGCGGGTTGCGACCGCAGCAGCGATCTCAGTGCGCTGCTCCTTGAGGGTGGCAACCGTGGCGAGGTGGCCCTTGAGCTTGGCGTCCTCGTCCTCGGTCATCCCGCGACCTTCGCCAGCGGCGTACTCGGTGACCGCCTTGGCGAGGCCGACGGCCTCGCGGATCTGACGGTCAATCGCCGCCAGCTGCCGTTCGTACTTGTCCATGTAGGTGGACTCCTTTGCGCCTTCTGGCGCTGTCAGTCACGGCACCACGGCCGTGTGGTCTCACCCCGGCTCCTCGTGCGGTCAGGCCGCGGGAGGTTGAGGGGTCTGGATCACGGCGCCGTGGTGGGCCGTGAAGGGTTGGGTGGGCTCAGGCGCCCGAGCCGAGGCCAAGCGCCTCGATCTCGGCGGCCAGCTGGCGATCCAGCTGGAGCACCTCACGCGCCTCGGGGGTGAGGCCCTTCCCACTCTCATGCTCGTGTTGCTCGATCGTCAGCATCGCGATGTCGAGGTTGGCCTTGCGCAGCTGCTCCTCAGTGGCGGGAACCTCGATCACGTCGGCCTTGGCGCCCTCGACAACGCTGTCGGGGGCCTCCTCGCCGAGGTGCGTGTAGGCCGCCTTGAGCCGCGTGTAGGCCTCGTGCTTGGCCTCCTCGGGCGCGTCCACCTGGCCGATGCGATCGGCCGCCGCGTGGACGCCATCGGCGTCGGGGTCGGTGTAGCTGTTGCCCGGCGTGGCGATCGGGAGGCCGTAGCGCTCCTTGGCCGTACCGGCGTCGGCCCCGCGGTCGAGGATGCAGGCCGCGGCCCACTCCTCATCGGTGTAGTTGGAGGCCGCCCCATCCCACGCCTTGGTCTCGGGGGCCTCGGTCTCGGGGGTCTGGATCTCGGTGTCCGCCTTCTCGGCCGACTCGGCCTGGGCGACAAAGTCCACCGCCTCCGGGGTGCCGAGCGTGATGCCCGCGTCCTCGGAGCCCTCGTAGGTCACCTGGTAGGTCTCATCCTCCGAGCCCTCGGGGCCGTAGGTGCAGACCTGGTACACGACCCGATCGGGGTAGGTGGCGATGATCGACACGTAGGTGTACGTGTCGGCCGTGTCGGCCGGGAGGGTCGCCCGGATCGCGTCGCAGACGGCCTCGGTGGTCTCCTCGTAGGAGCCCGGCATGTCCACGTCCACGTAGGACTTGCGCAGCTGCACCGCCTTGGTGTCGGCGTCGCGCTGGCGCTCCGGCAGGGCCTCATCGGTGAGGGCCGACTTCATGGCCAGCAGGTCGGTCTCGGGGTTGATACCCTTGAGGCAGGGGCCAAACTCAAACAGGCCCACCTCGTTGAGGTCGTAGGCGCCGTCCTTGGCCCGGGTCTCGCCGCCCTTGGGGACGGTGTAGCCGAATGAGAACTGCGTGAGCACGCGCGACTTCATGAGCTTGTAGACCTGCTCGGCCACGGGGTTGGTGTCCATGTGCTCGATGACGGCCTTGACGTGCAGGCCGTCGGACTTGGCCTCAACGTCATAGGGGTCGGCCGAACCCACGTAGCTCATGGGGTTCTGCCAGTCGTGCGAGAAGATCACGGGGATGCGGGCGCCGTTGGCGTCGGCCTTCCGCCGCCACTCGGCCAGCGTGTTGTCGAAGGCCTTGGAGCTCAGGCGGTCGCCCACCTTGTCCACATTTCCAAAGACAGCGACAACCGCCTCAAAGGTGCCCTCGGGCTCGCCGTCCTCGGGGCCGAGGGCCTTGATGCTGACGATCTCGTACTGCTTGTTGTTGCGCTTCATGGGTTCGGTCTCCTCGGCCCGCGGTGGGGTCAGTAGATGTCGATGGAGCAGCCGCAGTCGGCCCGGCCTGCCTCACCACCGCCGGGGTCTCCGGGGTACTGGAGGCCGTTGCTGAACGGCTGTCCGATCAAGGTCACTTCGCCCGCCACGTGCTTGTGACGGCTGTTGGGGTTGCCGGAGCCAATCCACTCCTTGACGCGCACGTGATGCACGTCGGCGCCGGGGTTCTGCTTGGCGGCCTCGGTCGCGGCAAAGCTGGCGACGAACAGGCCGCGCGTTGAGCCGATGCGGTCGGCCCGGGAGCCTGCCGCGGTCTTGAAGGTGTCGCCGATCGGGTCGGCATCCTCGGACTTGGCCCGGTCGCGGGCCTCATCGAGCGCTCGCTGCGTCGCCGCGTTGATCGACCCGGCCGCCTTCTTGGCCTCGGCCTCGGCGAAGTGCTGCACCTGCTCGGGGTCGAACCCGCCCATGAAGCGCTCGCCCCAGATGCCGCCCTCGGTCTCGATCTGGGCCTTGGTGAGGTCGAGGAGGTCGTGGGCCAACTCGCTGTCCCACCGCTCGCCGTCGGCGCGTGCAGCCGACTTGCCGCGCAGCGCCTTCTCCTGCCGGGCGAAGTGGCGCCGGATGAGGGCCGCCTGGGCGTCGGCGTAGCCGTTCTTGCGCCGGGAGGCCGCGTTACGGCGCACGATCGCCTTGAGCTTGTACTCGTCAGCCGACAGCCGCTCGATGTCGTCGTAGCGCCCGGCCTTGGTGAGGGCCTCGCGCAGGCCCATGGGCAGCGCGTCCTCGGACTTGGTGCGGGTCTCGGCCGGGGGCTCGATCGAGTCCAGAGCATCGAGGGCCGCCACCAGGCTTGCCGCCTTTGACAGGTCTCCGTGCGCGAGAGCCAACGAGAGGTCGGCCGTGAGCAAAGCCTTGGCATCGGCCTTCGCTGCGGGAGGATTGCCCTCGCGGTGCGATCCATCCTGCGCGGGGGTGGTCGGGTTCGGGATCGGCTGCACGTTGGTGCTCGGCTTGGAGGCCGGGGTGTTGCCCGGCGTCGGGGGCAAGTCCTGGTAGCCCGGGGCCACGTTGGACGGCAGCACCAGGTCATCGCCGCCCGGCTTGGGCTCCTTGCCGAGGAGTGCGCGCACCTCGTTGACGGTGTACGGGGGCCGCCCGGCCGCGCCGGTCAGCTTCTGCAACCTGTCCTCCTCGCCCTCCAGCTTGGCGTTCCAGTCGAACACGAACACCCGGTTGTCGGCGCCGTAGATCCCGCGGGCGACCTTGAGGTTGAGGACGTCGGCGAACCTGATGAAGTGCCCCGCCAGGACGTCGGCGTAGAGCATCTTGCGGGCCTCGGGCAGCACCGCGATCGTGGCCCCATCGACACCGCCGAACAGCGCCGGGTGCAGGCCATAGGCCCGGCACACCTGCTGGAACGACAGCTGGCTGGCCTGGAGCACCTGGGCCTCGCTGGGCGTAATGCCAGCGTCCACCCACTCCATGCCCTCCTCAAGGGTGATCGAGCGCCCCGTGTGGAGGCCCTTGAGCATCCCAGCGAACCGCTCCTCAAAGCGGATGCGGGCCGCGTCCGACCACTTGGGGGCGTCCATCGGGCGCTTCACGAATCCGCCCTTGATCCGGCCGCCGCGGTTGAACTCGATCGAGGTGGCCTGCCGCGTCGCCTCGTCAATGAGGATCTGCCGCAGCTGCTCCATCGGCGCCCACCCGGTGCGGGGGTCGATCGCGTTGGGGCCGCGCCAGTGGATGACCTCATCCGGCGTCAAGTCCTTGTACTCGCCGGTGGCGTAGATGATCCGGTAGGCGTCGGGGACGATCTTGTTGGCGCCGCGCACGCCCATGGCGTAGGCCGGAATGTGCAGCAGGGTCGCCCGCTCGGCTCCCGGAGGCTTCACGATGACCGAGTAGGCGTTGCCGAACACGAGCCGGTCGAGGGCCATCTTCTCGCGCCACTCGGCGCCCTCGTAGTGGTCGGCCGGGTGTCGGGTGGACTGGGCCGCCGGGTGCGAGAAGTCCTCGTTGCCCAGGGCGCCGGTCTCAAGGTCAAGCGCGTGCAGTCGGGGGGTTACCTGGGCGAACTGAAGGGCAAGGTAGTCAACGACGGAGGAGACCATCTCCTGGTGCTGCCAGATATACGCATAGCTGGCGTTCTGCATCGTGAAGAAATAACCGTCCACGTAGCTCGACCTGGGGTAGCCGAACATGGACGATCCAGCGAAGGCGCCTTCCAGGCTCGGGCCGGGGAGGGTGCCACCGACTCGGCCGTTGATCGTCAGCAGCCCCTGCGGGGTTGCGGACAGCGCCTTGCCAATCATGTCTCGGAACTTCACGTGTTGGTCTCCTCGGTGTCGGCGCCACGGCAACCTGGTGCGTGACCCTCGCGGTAGCCGCACAGGTCGCACTCGCTGTCGTAGACGCTCACCCTGTTGAGGTCTCGCCCTCGGCGCATCCAGCCGTCAATGGCTGACACAAGCGCCGCAACGCCGTCGATACGGCCGCCGGATCGGGCCTTGTCCGGCTTGATGTTCTCGGCCGAGTCAGTCACGGCCGCCGTGTGGGTCATCATCCAGCGGAGGATCGGGTTGCCCCCGTGCCTCACGTTGCCGTCCACGACCAGGCGCAGTAGCTCCTTGGTCGGGTTGCTCAGCGAGGCAAACCCCTGGCCGATCGGCACCATGGTGACGCCCTCGGCCTCAAGCTCCATCACGACCTTGGCCGCGTTCCAACGGTCGTAGCCCGCGTCCCGGAGGTCGTAGACGCCGTGGCTCGCGAGCACGTCGGCCTTGATCACGTTCTGGTCGATCGTGGCGCCGGGCGTGAGTGTCAGGTAGCCCTCCCGCGCCCAAACCTCGTAGGGCGCCCGGTCGCGCCTCGACCGCTCGCGCAGGCCCTCGGCCGGTGCGTACACCTTGAGGTCGATGTCCAGCTTGCCCTCGCGCTCGGACACGATCACGTAGGCGCTCAGGTCGGTCGTGCTCGACAGGTCGAGGCCGCCGAATGCAGCACGCTTGCCGG